CATCTAAGCCCGATCTCTTGGTCGGGTTTTTTTATGTCGGGAGTCGGGAGTCGGGTTTCTTTGCTACTGCGTAGAGAAACACACACAAACGAAACACAATAATAGATCCAGGGAGGGCTGGCACCAGGTGCTGCACTGCCGTGCAGGTTGACATATTGTAACCACCTGCTATAATAGATCTTTTATAAGTAGGAGAAAATAATGTATAAGATAGTAAGATTTTATAAAGATAGTAATCATCAAGACCACAACAAGGTAATCAAAACTGGGTTAACTGAAGCTGAAGCACAAGAACACTGTCAGCGAGAAGACACACACGAACGTGGCGTTTGGTTTGATGGATATACTGAGGAGTGAATGGACACACTCTTTATTATTACAATCGCTTTGTATGTGTTGGTGTTCCTTATGTCGGGTCGGGCTTGATTTGTGTCGGGTCGGGTCGGACTGCCAACGCATACAAGCACTTACACACACACAAAGCTGCACCGGGTGTTGCTGTCCTCGCTACGGGCCGCTGTCTAGGTAAGTTTCGTTAGATCATAAAAAGATCAATTAATTACAAAAAAGTTAACAAAATGTATCCATTTCATAGTATAATTAATTCTTTAACCATTAGATCAATAAGGAGGTCTATATGAAAATCGTAGTAAATATATTTAATGAAGAAGGTGATGTTGTGATTGGTCAAGCGATCGAATCTGATTGTCGCACTCTTATTATCAATGGCATACCTGTTATTCAAGAAGGTGGCGTTCATGCTGAAATGAGACCAATGCTTGATGACAATGTTCAAGTTGATAACGTGGTAGAGTTGCCTAATCCAAATGAGGTTAACTGATGAAAAAGACGCAGATAATTAAAGTGTTAAGGTTGTTGAATAAACACTTGAAGCATATGTCTATAACTCAACCACAAATGAAAGAACAATTTATTTCAATGTTAGAGTTAAATAAGGACATACTTAGAGAAGCAAGAGCAACAAACAGTAATGATATGTCAAAGCTTATTGATGCAGAAGCATTGCTTAAAATTATAGAGACTATCTTACTTCCCTATGGTCATGATTTCAGTATCCGTTATATCAAAGAGCGTAGGAATCAAATCACATATATTTAACCACATAATCGGAGGAAAAGAAGGGACTTAGTTGTCCCTTTTTTTATGTCTAGGATTCTTTTAGATCACAAAAAATTGGTCGGTAATGGATCTTTGCTAGGGGTGGGGGACAAAAAACGTGCTACGCAGTATATACACACACAAGCTTAATAACGAACACAAACAAAATACTTTTGTAGCACAACGCTAGTCATGATCTCCTGTTTTATGTTACTATCAGATTTTATCTACGAGGTACCGAATGGAAGAAGAAATGATGAACATGCAGGTAGACCCTGTGATGATGCCCAACCAAGGG